AAAAAAAGATCTGATAAGAGAATCTGATCTTCCATATCTAATGGAAAAGCAATACATACCTCATTATGTAAACAAGGCACTATCTTACTTCGTTGATACCATCATGTATGCCAACGAGATAAACCAAGCAAAACACGTCGATTCTGCACTTCAAAATGATTATTACCTAAATAGTATACGTTCTGGTAAGAGATTTTCAAAGTGGGCAAAGCCTATTGAAAGTCTTGACGTAGATATTATACAACAATATTATAACGTAAGCTATATCAAGGCTTTAGATATTATCAAAGTTTTATCTAAGGAACAGATTGACCTTATAAAAACAAGAATAATAAAAGGTGGTAATCATGTTCAACATCAGTCAACTAGTGGAAGTGAGACTAAAGAACGCTGAAGATTTTTTGAAGGTGAGAGAAACACTTTCCAGAATAGGCTTGGCATCCAAGAAAGATAACACTCTTTATCAATCATGCCACATTTTACACAAACAAGGTAAATATTACATCGTTCATTTTAAAGAGCTATTTTTACTAGATGGTAAGGATTCATCCTTATCTGATGGAGATGTTGCTCGTAGAAATCGTATAATTCATCTATTGGATGAGTGGGAACTTATTGAAGTGGTAGAGTACAATAAAATTGAAGAACCTATTTCACCACTTAATCAAATAAAAATTATTCCATTCAAAGAAAAAAACAAATGGAATTTAATTACAAAATATACGATAGGATCTAAATACTAAAATGTTATCGTTTGATCAATATATAACAGAGTCATCCACGCTTCATGTATTTGATGTCGATGACACTCTCGTTCACTCTAATGCCAAAGTGCATGTTAAGAATGAAAAAGGTGAAACTGTAAAGAAATTGACCACCTCTGAATACAACTCACACAAGCTACCTGCTGGCCATCACTATGACTATCATGAATTTAGAAGTTCAAAAGTTTTTAGTCACTCTCATCCAATAAAACAGATGATTCGTGCTATCAATGCTACTCAAAGCACCACCAACAAGAATCCTAAAAACAAAGTTATTATTAATACTGCTCGTGCAGACTTTGATGATAAGCATAAATTTTTGAGTACATTGAGCCATCATGGGATTAAACACATGGATAAGATTCATGTGCATAGAGCTGGAAATATTCCAGGAAACGAAAAGCCAGCAGAAAAGAAATTGACTTTTATTCGTCAACATTTGGCAAAACATCCTTATTCACACGTCAGAATGTATGATGATAGCCATGATAATTTAAAGGCGTTTTTGGGACTTAAAAAGGAATATCCAAAGACCAAATTTCATGCCTACCATGTCGGCTCCGAAGGGAAAATGACAAAATATACTTAAATATCAAGGGCATATTTGCTGTTGACATTTTTATTAAATTATCGTATATTATTAATATGATGAGAACAGTTCACAAATCCGCACCTGCAAAAGCGCTGGCTGATCGTAAATATCACCAGCGTGTTTTGTTGTCTAAAAAAGGACGCGGTTCGTACAATAGAAAGAAAATGGAGAAAACCAATGCGTAAATTAATTCTCAGTGCTGCTTTGATTGCTACTGCTTTTGCTTCGACTGCTCATGCTGATGATTGGAACCGCGGTGGATTCAATCATTATAATGGTTATGGCCACGGTCGTGAATATGGCCACCGTGAATATAATGGTGGTGGGAATGGTTGGGTTGCACCTGCTATTGGTGGATTGCTTATTGGCGGGATGTTAATGAACATGCAACAGAATTACCAGGCTCAGCAGCAGTATCAGCCAACTTGCCAGCGTGTGTTTGTTGGCAATGTTGTTGTTGATGGCCAAATGGTTCAGGCCTTTAAAACTGTTTGTCAGTGATTATTTAAAATAAATGTTGCTTTTATTATAAAAGTAGCCTATATTATAAAAGTGATCAGTAAGACACAATTACATAATGGAGAAGTGAAATGGCACATAATGTTGAAACAATGGCTTATGCAGGTGAAACTCCTTGGCATGGTCTTGGCGTAGAAGTCCACAACGATCTGACTCCTGGCCAGATGTTGACGAAGGCAGGTCTTGATTGGACCGTTGATAAGTATCCTACATACTGTGAAGTTGATGGTCAGAAGGTTGTTACTGCTGATCAGGCTCTGGTTCGTTCCTCTGATAAGTCGATCCTTTCTGTTGTTTCTGATGACTGGAAGCCAGTCCAGAACGAGACTGCATTCGAGTTCTTCAATGAGTTCGTAATGGAAGGTGATATGGAAATGCATACCGCTGGTTCGCTCCAGAGTGGTAAGCTGGTTTGGGCTTTGGCAAAGGTCAAGGATTCATTCGAAATTCTTGGAGGTGATCGTGTTGATTCTTATCTTTTGTTTTCTAATCCTCATGTTTATGGCAAGAGCATTGATATCCGTTTTACCCCAATTCGTGTCGTTTGTAATAACACTCTTAATCTTTCTTTGGCTGGTAAAAATGACCTTATGGTTCGTCTTAATCACCGCCGCAGTTTTGAGCCTGAACTAGTCAAGCAGACTCTTGGTATTGCTAAGAACAAGATGGGTACGTATAAGGAAATGGCAGAGTTCCTTTCCTCTAAGAACTTCTCAGTTGATTCTCTTAGCAACTATCTCAAGGAAGTGTTTCCTTCGCTTACGAAGAAGGACAACTCTGTGATGTCGCGTCCTGCAGAACAGGCTTTGGCTGTTCTTGAGACTCAGCCTGGTGCAGAGTTTGGTAAGGGTACGTTTTGGCAGGCATTTAATGCTGTAACGTATACGACTGACCATTTGCTAGGTCATTCACAGGAGACTCGCTTGCAGTCTGCGTGGTACGGCTCTAATCGCCAGCGTAAGATTGTTGCGCTTGAAAAGGCAGTTGAGTATGCGGAGATGGCGTAAGCCATCTCCCTCAGCAATTCATTAAAATAGGAAATATGTCATGTTAAAGATCATCGGCGATCACGAAGAAAACACAATCGCTCAAGCAAGAAATGTTTTGGAAAAAGGTGCAGATAAGTTTGTACTATGTGCTGATGGTCATCTTGGATATGGTCATCCTATTGGTGGTGTTGCTGCTTACAAGGATAGGATCTCAATCTCTGGTGTAGGATTTGATATTGCTTGTGGAAACATGGCAGTGAAGCTTCCTGTTAAGTCTTCTGAGATCTCTTCTGATAAGTGGAAAGAGATTGGTCGTCAGATCAGCCGTACGATTTCGTTTGGCATTGGTCGTGTCAATAAGACTTCTGTTGAAGCAGAGTTCTTAGATACTGATACAAACTGGAACAACCCTGCTTTGGTAGGGTTGAAGGATTTGGCTGCAGAACAATTAGGAACTGTGGGTTCTGGTAACCATTATGTTGATGTGTTCCACGATCAGGATGACTTTGTCTGGATTGGTGTTCACTTTGGAAGCCGTGGTCTTGGTCACAAGGCAACCACACACTTTCTAAAGGCACTTGGTGCTAAGGATGGTATGAATGCAGATCCTACGATTGTCGATATGAATTCTGACATTGGTCAGGCATATTTTGAAGCTATGACTCTTGGTGGTAAGTATGCATATGCTGGTCGTGAATGGGTATGTGAAACCGTTGCTAAAATTATCAATGGTGATGTATCATACTTAGACAAGATCCACAACCACCATAACTTTGCCTGGATCGAAGAACATGATAATGAAAAGTATTTTGTTGTTCGTAAAGGATCAACACCTGCATTTCCTAACCAGCGTTCATTTATTGGTGCGACAATGTCAGATCAGAGCGTAATTGTTCGTGGATTAGATACTCCTGAAGCAAAGGAGAATTTGTATTCTACTGTTCATGGTGCTGGTCGTGTGCTTTCTCGTACGCAGGCTGCTGGTAAGTTTAAGGGATGGGGTGCTAACAGGAAGCAGGTTGCACCTGGCATTATCGATGAAAGTGAAATGCGTACTAAGATGAAGGAAAAGAACATTCATTTATTTGGTTCGGGTGCTGATGAGGCTCCTGAATGCTACAAGAAGTTGAATGAGGTATTAGGTTACCATTCTGATTCGATTGCTGTTGAACATCGTTTGAATCCTATCATTGTTTGTATGGCTGGTGCTAGTGAATATGATCCTTACAAGGATTGATTTTAATTAAAAAATAACCGTGTAAAAACAAGGGTTGTTTTTTTAAAATAACCGTTGCCTTTTTTATAAGCCTATGCTATATTAATAATATAAGCAATAGAGCAATGGAGTTTGAAATGACTAAGATCGTATATAATGCATGCTATGGTGGGTTTGGTCTTTCTGAAAAGGCTGTACAACGCTACTCAGATCTGGCTGGGTTAGGTCTCATCTATAAGAAAGAAGAAGATGCATCATGGGGTAATTGGTATACTCCCGATGGTGAAGATTGGTGGGATGACGAGATTTCTCGTTCAGATCCATTCCTAGTGCAAGTAGTCGAAGAGCTAGGCGAAGAAGCTAATGATAAGACTTCCCGTTTGCAAATTGAAGAGCTTCCTAAAGGAACTCTCTATCGTATCGATGAATATGATGGCCTGGAGTCTGTGGAGACTCAAGATAATTATCATTGGAGTGTGGCGTGACAGACATTTCTTACACGATGCGGGTGATAGAAAATCTTTTAACAGATGACCTCTATGACAGCAAAGATTGGCGTGATGCTAATACGGCAGAGCGTGTTGAATATTTGATCGATCTAGTAGCATACAAGAACCGAGAGATCGACCTATGGCTCGAACAAATCGAACATCTGAAGAGCTTTATGATGAAGGAGAGTGCGTGATGAACGATAGATTTATAAAACTCGCACTTGATGCTGGGTTGTTGAACTATGTAGATCATGAAACACCTAGACACTACTTCATTAATGGTCATGCCGAACAAGAAGAAGTTGAGAAGTTTGCTGAGTTGATTGTTCAGGAATGTATCAACTTTATAGACGAGTTTGGTGGCGATGTGGAGAACGGCAACATCTTCCTCAAATCAGAAAAGAAATTGAGTGAAGACTTGCAAGCAGGTCATCTAGGTGCAGTGCTCTGGCGTGCATCAGAGTTGTTGCGAGAACGATTTGGAATTGAACAATGAAAGATCTTATCAAACAGTTGGCTGATTAATGGTTTTTATAACAAATAAAGGATAAAGAGTGATGCTACGTTGGTTATGGGACCTGCTGTTCACTCGCTCTAAGTGGACGATCATCAAGGAGA